GCTGTCGGCACTCAGGCTGCGGAGACCACCGAGGCCATCGCCAGAGGGGCGCAGGCGTTCGCGCAGATGCAGCAGCTCTCCGAGCGCGTGGGGCAGGCCGAGCGGGCGCAGAAGCTGACGCAGCTGAACGCAGCGGCGATGCAGTCGCTGAACGAGTTCGAGCTCGGGCTCGAGACCGACACTGATTACGGCACCTACGAGTCTCGTTACGACAAGCAGCTGCAGAAAATCCAAGACGACGTGGCGAAGGTCACGGACGGTGACAACGCGCTGTTCGAGGCGTGGCGGTCGGACTTTGCCCGCACGGCCATCGACAAGCGGTTCAACGTGCGCCGCGCTGCGGTCAAGGGTCGCATCGGCGTGGCGCGTGCCGACCTCGACCAGTCGCTTGGCATCTACGCGGGACTGGCCGGGTCGGACGACCCCGCGAAGGATGCGGACATCACGGCGCGGGCGAACCTCGCCATCCAAGACGCGCTGGGCGCGGGCATCATCTCGCCCCAAGAGGCGGTGGACAAGTCGCAGAAGTTCAACAGCTCGGCCATCACCAACCGGGTGAACCGGGACATGTTCAACAACCCGATCGCCACGCGGCAGCGGCTCATCGACAACGCCTACCCCGGCCTCGACGAGCCGACCCGCACCAAGCTCCTGAACCGTGCGACGGACGAGGCGACGCAGGCCATCACCCGCCAGAACGCTGTCGAGGAGCGTGCCGACCGTCAGGCGCGGCGTGCGCGGGACGACATGGAGCGCAACCTCGGCTTCCAAGTGGACCAGTTGATTGCCGCTGGCGACCTCGACGGGCTGCAGGGGTTTCTGTCGAACAACGGTCGGCTGATGAACTCGTCCGACCGCACGCGGGCCATGAAGGCCGTTCGCCGTCAGGACATCGTGACGGACCCCACGGCTTACTTCTCGCTCTCCGAGCGTGCGGCAAGCGGCGAGAATATCTCTGCCGATGTGAAGGATGCGGTCAATCAGGGGCTGATTTCATTCGCCGACTCGCGGGTCCTGATCAACGACTCTCGTGCGAATGGCTGGCGCAAGCGCGGGTACTCGTTCATCACGAACAACCTCAAGCCGAGCGACACCGAGAAAAAAATCGGCAACGTGGCTACCATCCGTTCGGCCAATGCCATGCGCGACTGGGACAACTGGGTGCGTGAGAACCCGAATGCGACCGACGCGCAGGCTGACGCTGAGGCCAAGCGCATTGTGGCGGATTACAGCAACGCCGCGCAGACGCAGAGCGTCGCGACCCTGCGCCGCCCGACCTACCTTGTCTCGACCGGCCCGAGTTCGTTCGACCTGAAACAGACGTTCGCCAGGACGAAGCAGGCCTTCGACAAGGGGCAAATCACGCAGGCCGAGTACGAGAAGCAGGCCGCGCTCATCCGGCAGTGGATGCAGGTCTACAAGCCCCCTGCGCCGCGTCCGCAGCCCGCGAAATAACAGAGGCACAGCATGGCAACCCCTGACCTGCGAAACGACGATGCCCAAGGCGCGAACGCCTTCATGGCCTATCGCGAGAGCGCGAGCAACCAGAGCGCGGCGGCAGAGCTCGAGGCGATGTTCGCCGACGAGAACGCTGCTCCCGCACAGCCTGCTCCCGCGCAGGCCCCGGCTGCTCCCGGTCGCTCGGTGGTGGGCGATGTGGCGCGTGGCGTGGTCGAGTTGCCGCGTGCGCTGTTCACGGGCGTCCGCGATGCGGCTCAGGAAACGCTGAACCTGTTCGGCGACATCGGCGATTGGGTCGAGAACCAAGTCCAGACGGGCGGCTTCGAGATCTCCCGCGAGGGCATCAAGCCGATCTCCTACGAGGAGCTGCGGACGCTGCGTGCGCAGGGTCGGGACGTGTCCTCACAGGTGACGCTCAAGCGCATCACGGGCGGGGTGGAAGACCCGCAGTCCACGACCGGCAAGGCGGTGAAGGGCATCTCGCAGTTCGTCGCCGGGTTCGTCGGCGCGAGCAAGGCGGTCAAGGCGCTGAAGCCTGCGACCCGTGCGGGCCGCGTGGCGAAGGCTGCGGGAACCGGCGCGGTGGTGGACTTCACCGTGTTCGACCCGCAGGAGGAGCGCCTGTCCAACCTCTTGCAGGAAGTGCCGGTCCTCAAGAACCCGGTTACGGACTTCCTCGCCGCCGACCCCAAGGACAGCAACGCCGAGGGGCGGTTCAAGAACGCCATCGAGGGGCTGGGCGTGGGCGTGGCCGTGGACGGTCTCATCCTCGGGCTCAAGACCCTGCGTCAGGCCCGCATCGCCCGGCTGCGGCAGGAGGAGATTGCCAAGGCCCGCGAGGCGGCGGGGGTCGAAGCCCAGCGCCCAGCGGTGGACGAGACGGCCTTCCGCAACCTCGGGGACGATGCCCCGGACGCGCCCCTCGTCGGGGTGGCCAAGCGGCAGGAGGCTCCCAAGGCCCCGGAGACGCCCGCTGCGGCCCCCGGCGTCCCGGTGGCAGGCGGAGCCCAGCCCGCGCAACTGAAGGCCGCACGCGCCGCCGCAGCGACCGAGGGCGTGACACCGGAGCAGGTGGTCGGAGAGGGGCGTAAGGAGGTCGAGCAGTCGCCCGCAGTCCAACTGACTGACGGCTACCAGTCGGTTGCGCTCGGTGACAGCACGGTCGAGGTGTCGGTCCGGGACGGCCACGCCGAAATCATCATGGTAAAGACGCCCGAAAACAAGCGCGGGCAGGGCGCGGCGCGGAAGGCGCTTACCGAGGTGCTTCGCGCCGCAGATGCGCGTGGTCTTGTCGTAACGCTCACGCCCGATCCGATGGATCTCAAGACCAGCAAAGCCAAGCTGGAAAAGTTCTATCGCTCGCTCGGTTTCGTGCCAAACAAGGGGCGCGACAAGGACTATCGGTATTCGGGTTCAATGATCCGGGCGCCGCGAGACACTCCCAACTTGCCCGTTGCCGAGCCGGTAGCCGAGGGCGTGACCCCTGCTCAGGTGGTCGGCGAGGGTGGCACCGGGGTTCCGCGTGGAACCGAGCCGGGGCAGGTTTACATCAACTTCGCCCGCATCAACGCGCCGGAGGACGTGCAGACCGTCATCAAGGACATGGCCGACAAGTTCGCCCCGCAGGTCGAGACGGCCCAGCGCGGGGTGCGCTCGTTCGCCGAGATCGAGCTCGACGCGCAGCAGGTCAACGCCTGGGACGTGCTCATGGCGCGGCGCAAGGGCGACCCGCTGAACGCCGAGCAGTCTGTCGCGGCGCGGCAACTGTGGGCGGCGTCGGGGTCGAAGCTCTCCGAGGTGGCCAAGGAGGCGGCGACCAACCCGAGCGAGGCGAACCTGTTCGCCTTCCGCAAGATGCTGGCGACGCACTACGCCATCCAGAACGAGGTCATCGCTGCGCGGACGGAGACGGCCCGGGCGCTTGCCTCGTGGCGCATCCCTGCCGGTGGGTCTGCCGAGCGGTTCCGTGACATCAGTCAGGCCATCGAGGCCAACGGCGGCGCGGCGGTCACGCGAGACATGGCCGACCGTGTGGCGAAACTCGCCAACGCCGGGATGTACCAGGAGCTCGACACCTTCGTCCAGCGCGGCGTCTTGGCGCGGACTGGCGATGCCATGCAGGAAGCGTGGATCATGGGCCTGCTCTCTGGCCCGAAGACGCACATCGTCAACGTGATGTCCAACGCTGCCGTGGTGTTTATGCAGATGTACGAGCGCAAGGTTGCCTCGACCGTCTCGAACATCCTCGGCAACAGCGGCGGGGTGCAGGCTGGCGAAGCGATGACGCAGTGGTTCGGCCTCACGCAGTCGTTCAAGGACGGCCTGCGGTATGCCGCCAAGGCCGCGAAGACCGGCGAGACCGGCTTCGGCATGAACAAGATCGAACTGCCGCAGACTGCGGCCATCACCTCGGACGCCTTCAACCTGAGCAGTCAGACATGGGCTGGCCGCGCCGTGGACGGACTCGGGAACATCATCCGCATCCCGGGCCGTGCGCTCGCGGCGCAGGACGAGTTCTTCAAGACCATCGGGTACCGGATGGAGCTCAACGCGCAGGCGCTGCGGCAGGCGGCGGGCGAAGTCCACTCCGGGCTCATCCCGGCAGACGGACTCAAGGCCCGCGTGGCTGAACTCCTCGAGAACCCGCCCGAGAACCTGCGGATGTCGGCGGTCGATCAGGCGCTGTACCAGACGTTCACGAACAGCCCCGGCAAACTCGCGCAGTCGCTGCAGAGCCTCAAGGCGCAGTACCCGGCGCTGACGGTCATCCTTCCGTTCGTCCGCACCCCGGCAAACATCCTCAAGTTCACCTTCGAGCGCACCCCGCTTGCCCCGCTGATGGCGAGCGTCCGTGCCGACCTCTCGGCGGGCGGGGCGCGGCAGGAGCTGGCCCTTGCCCGGCTCTCAACCGGCACGGCGCTGATGATGGTCGCGGCTGACATGGCGATGTCCGGCATCGTGAGCGGCAGCGGCCCGAAGGACACCCGCGAGCGGCAGGCGCTCGAGCGCACCGGCTGGCAGCGCAACAGCATCAAGATCGGTGAGCGGTGGTATGCGTACAACCGGCTCGACCCTGCCGGGTCGCTCCTTGGCCTCGCTGCGGAGATGGTCGAGATCCTGAACAACTCCGAGGACGAGGACACCGAGGAGAGCGTCGGCGAGGCGGCGGTGGCTGCGGTCGCGTCCATCTCGGCGACGGTGATGAGCAAGACCTACCTCTCCGGCCTTGCCGACCTGTTCGAGGCCATCTCCGACCCGAAGCGGTACACGGAGAGCTTCGTCCAGCGGCTTGTCGGCTCGACCGTCCCGGCCATCGTCGGCGAGGCGGCGCGTGCGGCCGACCCGTACGGGCGCGAGGTGTTCAACATGCTCGATGCCATCAAGCGGCGCGTCCCCGGCCTCTCGGACGACCTGCCCCTGCGGCGTGACCTGTGGGGCCGTCCGGTCAGTCACCAGTCCGGCCTCGGCTGGGCGTATGACGTGTTCAGCCCCATCTACACCAAGCCCGCCAGAAACGAGCCCATCGACGAGGAGATGCTGCGCCTCGGCAAGGCCGTCTCGATGCCGAGCAAGAAGGCGACCTTCCAGGGCGTGAACATCGACTTGAACGCCTACCCCGGCGCGTACAGCCGCTACGTCGAACTGGCGGGCAACGAGCTGAAGCATCCGAACTACGACATGGGCGCGAAGGACCTCCTGAACGCCATGATCAGCGGTGAGCACTTCCTGTCGGAGATCTACAACCAAGGCACCGACGGCGTGGACGGGACGAAGGCCGAGATCATCGACGCCATCGTCGGCGAGTACCGCAAGCTCGCCCGCGAACAGGTGCTGCAAGAGTTCCCTGAAATCCAAGGCGAAATCGATTACTTTATGCAGGCGCAGCAGGAAATGCTGTCCGGCGCTGTGAGGTGATGACATGACCGTATCCTCGACCACGAGCAAGGCCAGCTACACCGGCAACGGCCTGACCACCTCCTTTGCGGTGCCGTTCTACTTCCTCGCCGCTGCCGACCTGCAGGTCATCCTGCGTTCCGGCACGACCGAGACCGTCCAGGCGCTGACCACCAACTACACGGTGAGCGGTGCCGGGAACGAGGCGGGCGGCACGGTCACGATGCTTGTCGCCCCTGCCTCTGGGACGACGCTCACCATCCGGCGCAGCATCGCGGCGACGCAGGGGACGGACCTGCTGCCGAACGACCGGCTCCCGGCTGAAGACCTCGAGGACGGCCTCGACAAGCTGACGATGATCGCGCAGCAGCTCGGCGAGGAGTCCGACCGTTCCATCAAGTACCCCGCCTCGGACGCGGCGGTCTCGGCGCAGCTTCCTGCGGCCAGCGCCCGGGCGAGCAAGTTCCTTTCCTTCGACTCGAACGGCCTACCGGTGGCGACGGTCGGGGTCGATGCCACGACGGACATCTTTACGCAGGCCGGGACCGGCGCGGTGTCGCGCTCGGTGAACGACAAGCTCCGCGACATGGTCAGCCTCAAGGACTTCGGCGTCGTTGGCGACGGCGCGACGGATGACCGGGCGGCGTTGCTGCTTGCCAAGAATTACGCCATCAGCAGCGGCAAGGGGCTGTGGTGTCCTAGCGGCATGACCGTGCGGCTCGGCTCCTCGACCGATCTGCGCGGTGTGAAGCGCATCAACTTCGAGTCGAACATCCTCATCCCGACCGGCACCCTAACGGTCGGCGGGTTCTTCAATTCCGGCGGCGGCGACATCCGGTTCGCTGAAGTCACCAATGGCGGGAATTTGTTCAATCCCCCGCCGGCGGCTCCTGTGCTGCGCGTCACCGGGGTGTCCGAGTCGTTCATCTCTGTCGGCCCCTGCAACTATCTGCAACTCTACGCTGATGCGGGCATCGCTGATGACCGCGCCGTCGCATACAACCAGTTCCGGTTGACCGGTTCCGTTTCGCTGTTGGAGATTAAGGACTCTGGCGTGGCATTGAGCTACGTCAACGAAAACTACATCTATGCCGACCGCGTCATCCGATACAAGATCATCGGCGTCGGATACGAACACAACCACAACAAGCTGTTCCATCCTTGTTTGGAAGGGGATGGTGTTGAGTTGGTGTTCAACAGATGCTCCGTGAATCAGGTCTATGGCGCTAGGTTCGAGTCAGCGACCGCCAACCCTGCCGTCACGTTCGACAGCAACACCTACAGCAACACGGTCATCGGTTCGTGGTCCGGTGCCGGGAACCCATATTCCCAATTCTTGATCCCTGTCGCGGTGTCGGATTCTGGCGAAGGAAACATGGTCACCTCCGAGGCGGCCATGCAGTTCAACAAGACCCCGATCATCTCGGTCAATGCCAACAGCATGATCGTCGGCACGGCCACGTCTTCCGGCTCGCCAGACCAGCGCATCGGCGCATCGGCCAACGGATTGACCAATCTGTCGCCAGCCGTCATCACTCCGTCGCTAGCCGGATTCAGCGCGCCGACCTTTGAGCTTATCGCCGTCTCCGATGCAATCCCGGTCAAGCTCGGCGATGTGGTGTATTGGGACGCAGACTATGCTGGCAATCTTGTCCGCCCGATCGTCTGGGTTCTGGACGAGAACCAGAAGCCGCTGGTCAGCGAAGGCGGCGGCGGGGCTTTTTACAGCCAGCCAAACCTCACGACATTTAACACCACCTATGGCAGTTATACGGTCGGCACCGGCTTGGCGGCATCCGCTCTGTTGCCTGGTGCAATCGTTCGCAGCGAGGTCAAGTTCATCAGGGTCGGCATGATCCAAAGCGTCGGCGGGCTCATCAAGGCGCTCGGCGCGTCGATCTACACGCAAGCCTTGCAGCGAGGCCCGACCGAAAACGCTGCAAGGACATCGTTCTCCTTGCCGGTGGTGGATGGCGCTCCGACCAGGGGCTATGTGCCTCTCAACTTCACGGTCTGGGACAAGACCGCGAAGGTGATGCGCTGGGTGTCGTACCAGTTCGAGACGAACCTGAACGGTGCGCTGTCGGCAGGCGGCACTTCGGTGACCGTGGCTGCGGCGGGGTCGATCGCAAACAGCGACATCTGCGGGATTCTGTTGGATGACTTGACGACGCATTGGTCTGCGATCTCAAGTTTGTCTGGCTCGACATTCACGATTGCCGCGATCCCGGCAGGAAAGGCTGCGGCATCTGGCAATCGTGTCGTGTTCAATCGCTGGGCTTCATAAGCATAGGATCAAACCATCATGGCAGACAAAAAGATATCTCAGCTCACAAGCGCGACCACTCCTGTCGCCGGAACCGAAACGCTGCCCATCGTCCAAAGCGGCAGCACGGTCAAGGTGCCGATCAACGATCTCACGGCTGGAAGGGCCGTGCCGATGTTGTCGGCCACTCTCTCCGGTGGCACAGCCAACAGCGTGGTGTACCTCAACGCCTCGAAGGAGACGACGAGCGGAGCCGCGCTGTCCTTCAACGGCACCAACCTCGGAGTCGGCGGCAGCCTCGGCACGACGCCCTCGCTCAATAAGGGCGTCTACCTGCAGTCCGACACGAACAACGCCGTCATCGGCTACTCGCTCCATGTGAACGACGGCGCGAACAACCGGCGCGGGTCGATGTTCCTCGACGACGCTGCCGGTGTCTGGGGGTGGGATGTTACCGCGTCAAGCGGACTGCCTTCCTATTCCTGGCGCGTGGCTGGTTCGGAGGTCATGCGAGTCACCAGCGATAGCAACATCGTAGCAGGCGCATCTGCCGCCCTCGCCACGACCGCGACCAACGGCTTCTTGTATGTGCCGACCTGCGCGGGTACGCCTACGGGTACGCCGACTGCCATCACGGGCATGGCCCCGATCGTGGTCAACACCACGAACAACAAGCTGTACTTCTACAGCGGCGGTGCGTGGCGAGACGCTGGGCCGTAAGTCAGACGAGGTCCTCGGAGCGTAACTGCGCGATGGTGCGGACCATGCCCTCAAGGTGGGCGAGCCGCACATAGTCGCGCTCGAGCTCGGGGTGGGACCGGCGATCGATGGCATCGTGGCAGGCAGAGCAGGCCCACGCCCCAAGCAGGTCGTCGGCCTTCATCCCCATGCCGGAGACCCCGGCCATGCGGATGTGTGCCAGGACGACCGTCTCGGAGTTGTGGTTGCACACTCCGGGAAGCCGCACGGTGCAGCCCCGGCCTCGCGCCTGTTTGCGTAGATTCATACCCCGCACATCCCCTCGCATTCGTTGTTGAATAGGTCGACCTGCCCGTGATCGGCGGCGGTGGACAGGTCTACTTGGTCAAGCGGGACGCATGAACGGTGCATAAACTGCCGCCCTCGCATACCCCGTGCCGGTTCGCGGATGATGCGGTCAATTTCCACCGCATCTGCCCATGCCTCGGGGTCAGCCTTGACCGCCCGCCATTCGTGGTCGGAGTGATACGGGCATCCGATGCAGGATGACTTCGGCGGCAGCGGGTAGCCTTTGCGCTCCATCCAGTTGAGGCAGTCATGCCGCGCCATGCCCTTTTCGATAAGAGGCCAGCGGTGAACCTTCCACGCTTCCTGCGACGGTTTCATCCGCAACGCCTCGTCGGTGCTGATGCCGATAAAGGTTTCGCAGAGGATGCCCTTTGCCCTTTGGCGCGGAACCAGTCCGACCAGTTCGCGGGTCTTTTTGGTCAGCGGGCCGATTTTGAATTCGGCGGTGCATTGCCGCCGCCCCATCGCCCGGTCGCCGTTTAACATTTCCATGTGCCACGGAATCGCGGCGAATTTGCCGCCGCTGGTGTTCTTGCTAGTAAGCGCCGCATCGCGCAGGCTTCCTTTCGTCACCCGATACACCGGGAACGGGTACGGGCAGCGTTGAATCTCTGCGTCGAGCCAGTCCAACCACTCGTACACCTTGCGCGGCTCCCATTGGGTATCCGCGAAAATGGCAGCGTCTACGGGGTCGAGTTCGCCGTGCGCGATCATCAGCGCGAGGGTGCTGCTCTGAACGCCAGCGCCGAGGGAGAGGAAGCGTTTCATGCTCATACGAGCTCGAGCTGCCCGACGAGCCGGTACCGTGCATACCGCTTGCCGTTGCGCTCCTCGGTCACGGTCTGCACGTCGAGGCCTTCGGCGCGAAGGTCGGCGACCCGGGCGGCGAGCCGGAAGCACCCGTACTGGTCGAGTGCTTCGAGGGGGGTAATATCGCGGCCCGATACTAGGTGGGCGCGGATCTGTTCTGTCTGCGTCATGGTGTGTCTCCATAGGACGGTTCGGGTATCACGATGCCGAGCTCTGCGGCGCGGCGGGATAGGAACTCGAGGTAGTCGGAGAAGTCCTGCTTGTTGAGTCGGGACGAGCGGCGCACCGGCTTGTGTACGGTCTTGCCGCCGAGCGTGAGCGTCTCCCAGCCGAAGTGCTCACCGAGCATGAACTCGTGCAGGTCGTCCTTCTGCCAGCCTGCCAGAGCCTCCCCGCCGCCCTCAAGGATGGACGGGTAGACGACGCCCCAGAGGAAAGCGTTCTGCATGTCCGATCGCCGGGGCTTGAACTCCTCCAGCGTGACCTTCCAAGACTTCGCTGGGTCGAGCCACCGCACCATGACCGAGATCGCCGAAGCGATCTGGTCAGGGGTGGTGCCTTTGGGGAAGATGCGGTTCATCAGACTGCCTGCCGAAGTTTTTTGCCTATCACTACAGGGCTTTTTTCTCCTACGCGAGAACGGCAGTAAGCCAAGAACCCCGGTGCGTTCAGGTTTTCGCGCTGCGTTCCCCACCGAAGGTTCTCAGGCCGGTTGTTGCGTGCGTTCTCGTCCAAGTGCATGCAAACTTGGCCGGGCAGCGAGGGGCCGTTGAACGCTTCGCAAACCAAGCGAGCAACCTTGTACGTCCGACGATGGAGGACGTACAGATACCGACTGCCATCCCATGACCCCAAACTCCCATCGCTTGCGCACACGCGGAATCCTCCTCTCGGCATAGGGATTGTCTTCTTCGCCGCCCTAACCCTGCCGAACGAGGAAACTTCCACATTCGGCAGGGAGCGGACGGTTCGCCAATCTTCTTGGTCTGCCGAGCTCAAAACGGCAAATCCTCATCGTCGGCAAACTTCTCGGGGTTCTGCTCGGCCATAGTCTTGGCCCGCTGCTCCTCCTTCGGCTTGACCGCGAGGCTGAAGAACTTCTGGCCCGGGTTCTTGGCGTTCTCCCCGGCAGTCTTGATCCAGCCCGAAAGCCAGAACTCGGTGCCGTTGATGTTCAGGTCCCCGGTGAAGTCGGGATGGGTGTCCTTCTGCTTGCGGTCGTTGCGACGAAGGGTGCCGGTGTTGGTGCGGTCGAAGGGCATGGATTACTCCTGGTTGATGGAAACGGGGCGACCGACGAGACGGTGTCTCTCGTCGCCGAAAGCCTCGGCTGCGTCTAGCGCGGCCTGTGCGTGGTTGATGTCAAGGTAGGGGTTCGGCTTGTGGCCGACGTGTTCCAGAACGTGCGCCGGTACGTCCTCCCACCCGCCCCAGCCCTCGCGCTGGATGAAGTACCCGGTGACGAGGGTCACAGGCGCACCGTCTGCAGGTGTTCGACCCGGTCCCGCAGCTCGGTCAGGAACCGCCCGACCTCGCCCGCGATCTCGGCGATGACACCCTCGTCTCGCGGGACTCGGATGACGAGCAGCCGCAGGTGCTCCGGCAGGCGGTCATCGAAGGCCACGAAGTCGCACCAGTTGCGACCGGTGCAGGCCATCTGCCACTGCATCTGCAGGAGGTACTTGCGGGGGACGGAGCGGTCCTCGATGTACTCAAGCATCGTGGAGGTGTTCGGACACTTGATCTCGATGCAGCCGTCCTCCCCGACCAGCCCGTCCGGGGACGCCCCGGCCTCGAGGATGGGGTGGCGCACGAAGTCCACCTCATCCACGAGGACGCCCTCTCGCGCCTCGTAGGCGGCTCTGGCGACGGGCTCTAGCTCGATGCCCCTGTCCATGGCGGGGCTCTTATAGCCCTCCGTGGGCTGTCCCGTGAGGCGTTCCGTCAGGAGTTCGGCCATGTACCCGCTGCGGGAGGCCGACGCGCCGGTCTTGGTCTTCGCCATGACGTCGGCTATCCGGCTGGCGGTCACGAGCCCGAGCCGCTTGGCGAACCATTCGGGGGTGCGCTGCTCCATCAGCCGAGCTCCTTCTTGCGGGCGGCGAAGATGCCGGAGGACGCCTGACGCTGCGCCTCGGTCAGCCCCTTGAACAGGGCGGTGAGGTCGGCGAGGGTCTGGCACTCGGCCACCTTCTTGGCAAGGTCGGGGTCGGGCTTGGCCTCGGGCTTGCCACGGGCCTGCGCCGCCTCGGCATCGTCGTCGATCTGGGCAAGGCCCACTATGGCAGCGAGGGCGTAGCGGCGGGCGTAGGTGATGCCAGAGCCCTGCCCCTGCGGACCGGCGTCCTTGGTCAGGATGGGCAGGTACCCGCGCATCCATTCCCCGGACGAGTGCGCGAGGGTGGTCACGAGGATGGCCCCGCTCTCGCCGATCTCGGTCGTCTGGATGACGGCGAGGTCGTTGGCGGCGAGCTGCTTGCGGCAGGCGTCCCAGCAGGACGCGAGGTCCGCGTACTTTGACTTGAAGAACGGGTTCGCGCTGTCCTTCAAGGCTCCGGTGATGTCGGCCTGCGCCTTGGACAGAGCAGCGGCGAGGGCGGCGATAGATTCAGACTGGTTCATGCGTGTGTTCCTGTGTCAGTAGGGATAAAGCGGTGTTGCAGGCTGCGATGCGTTCCTCTTCCTCGCGCTCCTGCATCTCGAGGTCGAGCTGGTGCCACCAGGTATCGTCGTCTTCCATCACACCCACCAGCGGCTGTGGTGGTGGGGCTGGTAGACGCGGGCTCTCCAGGCGGGGTTCGGCAGGCGCTCACGCCGACGCTTCCACGGCGCAGGGCGGGTGAACATCCAAACCACGATGGCACCGAAGAACAGCGCCATGCCGATGGTCACGACCGTGACGTATACGACGTCGAAGGCGCTCATGCGGCCACCTTGCGCTTCAGGTCGTGGATTACGGAGAAGGTTTGCTTCTGCATTTCGTCGAGAGCGTCAGCGGCATCCCCATCATCGTCCACGCCAAGTCGAGCGATATGCACTTTGAAGTCTGCGGCCTTAGCAGCCTCCATCGTGCGGGTCTCGACCAATGCTCGCCACTGGTCGCCGAAGTTGTACTCGTCTGCGATCGGCTGATTGTTCTGGATTCTGTCCCAGAACGCTGCCTGACATGCGAGTGCGAATTTATCCAAGCCGCTCATGACTGCACCTCGCGGGCCATGCGCATGGCCATCAGCATCATGCGCTGCTGGTTGCGGGCCATCGTGACGTAAGCCGTCATCTTCGGGTTCTGGCGGGCGAAGCGCATCGCCTGATCGCGACCGGCGCGGCACTGGCCTGCGGTCATGCCCCAGCGGATGGCGGGGGGCAGATGGGACGGGATGGGTCGGTATCTCATGGTCAATTCCCCTGTGTGTGTGTAATCGACGGGTGAATCCTAAACCGGCTCCGGTAGCTATGTCAACACTTGTATCCATCTTTTTTTTGCCGTATGCTTCCGGTCGTTAACAACGGAGGTCTTATGACTGTCGATGAACTTGTCAAGAAGTACGGCAACCAAAGCGCCATTGCGCGGCGGTTCGGTGTCACGCGGGCAGCGGTATCGAAGTGGGCGCGTGTTGGCGTGCCGGAGCGGTATGCGTTGCGTGAGCTTGCCGGTGAGGTTGTGGCCGAGCTCAAGGAAGAGGACCAGTCGCGCAGCACTCGGCGGCTGATTCGCAAGATCGAGGCTGGGCTGCGGCCTACGCCGGACAGCCCATGAGCCGCGCTGCGTACCATCGGGCTTACTACCGGGCTCACCTGGAGAGTCGCCGAGAGGTGGCGCGGGTGATGGCTCGGCGTAGACGGTGGGTGCGCGGCGTGGCGGCGGTGATCTGCGAGGCCGTGGAGGAGGCCAGAAACGACAAACCCCCTTTCGGGGGCTTGACGCGGGCGGGGGGAGGGCCCTACTCTCGGGATGCGTATCGAGGTGTCGTGACGATAGACCGGGGGAAAAGGTCTGTCAATCACTCCATCGCATAGCCCCTCGACATGGGCCAAATCTGTCGCCAGCGGGGCCGGTGCAATTCCGGTTGGCGCAAGCCACGACCTTGGGCTGGTTAAATTGCCGAGGCGGGTTATATCGACGGGTACACGGGCATAACCGGAACCTCTCGACACCTTCACATGCTGTGGGGGTTAGGGGGGTTTTCTCTGGGTTCCGAGCATGGGGGATTAAGAGTGGGGAATCATACTCATAGAATCATCATGACCTCGGCATATCTTCGGGCCGTGCGTGGTCAGAATTTGTCGAAAGGCGAGTCGCCAATCAAGCTCGCCGTGGAATGGTTGCAGCGAGCCCAAGGCGCTAGGCAGAAAACTTTAGATGAAAGTGATGCGGCTTACTTGGATGCACACAAACAAGTTATGCGGCAATTCACCCGTGAATCTGTGAAAGCACCGAAAAAAAGAAAATCGAAAGGGCCATCAAGGACTGAAAGAAAAAAAACCGATTTTTGCTCGACTCGCGATTTTCTAGAGACATACGAGTGGCGCAAAGTGCGCATGCAGGTTCTTGTTAAGTACGGCCCGCGCTGCATGTGCTGCGGCGCAACGCCGCAGACTGGTGCGGTGATGAACGTAGACCATATCAAGCCACGCCTTACGCATCCCGAACTTGCGCTCGACCCAGAAAACTTGCAAATCCTTTGCAGCGAGTGCAATCACGGCAAAGGAAACTGGAACACAACCGATTGGAGGAAACACACATGAACGAACTCGATGAAGCATCGTGGGAGAGATGGGTCGCCTTCAGGAAGGCCATCCGCAAGCCCATCAAGCCGATCAGCGAACACGCGATGAAGCTCAAGCTTGCCCGCTTCGGCGCTGACCAAGCGGCGGTCGTGGACCAGTCCATCGCGAACCAGTGGCAAGGCCTGTTCGAGATCAAGAAGGCTGCGCTGCGCCCCGGCGAGAAGGTCGAGAAGACCGACAAGCAGAAAGCCGCCGACATCGCCCGTCACGCAGAACAGGACGAGTGGTCCGCTCGAGTGTGGGGCAAGCAGGAGCCGACCCCTATCCACAGGTTGAAGCTCTGCGAGGCGTACCTTGCACGGCTGACCATGCGCGAGCCGGATGCGGACGCGATGGAGCGCCTGAAAGACGCGGCGGCTGCTGCAATCCGCGACGCAGACCCGAAGGAGGTCATCGGCAACCCGCACCTTGCGGGGATGGTGCGGCAGTTGTTCGGCGAGCGCGGTCTTGCGAGGCTGCGGAACCGATGACGCTCTACACGCACTCGGGTGCGCTGCCCGCCCACAGGTACATCTGGGTCGAGCCCAACGCGATCGGCCAGCACGACTGGCTGCGCGGGGTGTGGTTCGGGCTGACCTCGTGGCCCGGCCGCGCGTTCGGCTGCCATGTGCTGCTCGAGTGCGGCGCCGTGTACCGCAACGTGCCGCTGCATCAGCTCGCCGCGGTCAAGGACGCCCCGCCCTGGGAGCCGTGGCAGGCCGCGACCTGGGACGCCTACGGGTGGCAGTTCACGACCCTCGAATATCCGTATCTCTCCTCCATGAATGCGAGGGTGCGGCTGCAGGACGGCGCCGAGCACGCCGGCATGTACCTCTTCACGCTCGCGCCGGTCGGCGATGCGTTCAGCGCCTCGCCGTCGCAGAGCAAGGAGTTCTACTTCCTGCAGCTCGACAACGGCCGGTTCACGGCGCAGCCCACCAACCAAGTGCTGATCGACGATCGCAGCTGGGTGGACGAG